TCATCGAAAAGCTATGTATTCATATTCTATATTTGATTCATTAAAAGAATTGTGAACCTTCGTAGTGCTTTTACTGGAATCCTGCATCACAGTAAGACTGGTCCCATCAAGGAGCAATCCTGCCATCGCTTCGTCCGATGGAACCGCAAATGCACAATAGGCACCCCACTCTCCGCCGGGACGAACTCCAACTACAGATAGATTCTGACGATAAACAAGAACCAACCTCGCTGCAAACGGCAAAGAGATCACCTGCTGTGCCTTACCGTCTCCCACGTAGGAATTTATCGTCATCGGCACTGGATCATCCGCATTTTTATGACGGCTGTTATCGTTAAAATGTGCGGTCAAAAGGCTGTCAAGCAACTGATTATCCTCTGCAAAATCCAAACGAACAGGCTTATCATCTGCTTTCCAGTCATGCAGCCCAAGAGAAGTTTTATTTTGATTTGACAAATTTATTTTCCCCCTTTAAATTTCAATCACACCATCTGTCCCATCTATTTGCTTCCATGAAAGTCCTCTCCTGTCCAAATCGGACCACATAAGCTTTCGATTATCTAAAGTTTCCCAAGTTTCTTTTCGATGATCAACCAAACCAATTAAATGGACCGGAAAAAACTGCCTTAAAATTCGGATGGAACGAGTCAAATTCTGCGGCTCTCCCAAAAGGACAAAGCGGACCACACTTTCTTTTGGATACTCTTCCACATTGCAGAAAAGCCCTGCTGCCTGTGCGATTCTTTCCATATCACACTTTGTAAAATGGTCATCGTCAAGCGAAAAAAGGACTTTTGCAGCACTTTGCTGTTCCGCAAGTGTTCCATCTGCTGTTCTAAGTTCTTTTGAAAAGAGTTTCAGTCCCCAGCTCTCTGCGGTTGCCGCAAAACTTTCCCGATAAAGCTCCAAAAGGGTCTGCTCACACCGATCCAGTACAGCAGCGTATGCTTCTAGTTCGTGGTCAACAGTAGTAGTCCCATCTAAACGATAAAGAGGGATTGCTTTCATCTGTCCTTTCATTCGTTCTAATGCGCCCATTTTTAGCTTTCCTCCTTTACCGTAATCGTTCCGGCAATCAGAAGCTTGTTTTTCGCTGGAACTGACGTCCCATAAAAATAAATCGTCATATCCGTAACTGTTCCAGTCCCATAAATAGCAGCATAAACAGCACTATAAGTAAGCGGCTGTCCGATCTTTAAAGAAGCAAACAAATCAAGGATTACAGACTTGCATTGAGAGATTGCTGCCTGCTTATTGACTCCTTCTGCAAATACAAGCTGTGCTTCCACGTCAAGGGAAACCACAGAAATTGGATGAGTCAGAACCGTCACATTAAGTTCACGCGATTTCTGAAGATCCTTCTCCACTTCCGAAAGGAGTGCATTCGATGGGACTCCGCCTGTTGCAGCAAGATATAATCCAACTGTTCCCACTCCGTTTTCCCTTGGTACTACATAAACGTCTCTGACCCCTTCATGCTCCATCGCTTTATTTTGATAAAATGCTGCATTGCTGCCGGTACTAATTTGGCTGAAACTATCCTCGATCCTCTGTCTCAGCCTCTCATCAGATTCCGTATCTCTCCCTCCGGAAAAGTCAGACAAATTTGTAACCGTTTCAATTCCTGACACAGCCGTAACAAAGCGGGTAATAGTTCCCGCTTTTGCGTTGCCTGAAATTCCTTCTTTTTGAGCTTTTGCTTTGACTAAAACCGAAAGTTGGTTAATTCCAAGAATTCCTTGTTCTATCGTTTCAAAGGTAGTACCATCCTGTGTCTGACAAACTGTTCCTTTTGGAATCGCCACATCAAACCAAAGGGCTTTTCCTCTTTGAAACTGCAAAGTGCCAGAAGCCGTTGTTCCTTCTGCTCTTGTTAATCCGCGTTCCAGCGCATGTTTGTCGAGTTCTTCCCCATCTGCAGTTGTAAAGTTCATTTGTTTCTTCATCCAATTCAGTTCTGCAAAAAGGTTATATAACTCTCCTGCCAACACGCGGAACCGGATTCCCAAATCAGAAGCTTCATCTGGAAAAGTCCCTGATTTTTCGAAGTAAAGATTTTTCATTTCTTCCACTAGGTCTTCATAAGTAATCATCAAGAATATTTCACCTCGATTTTTCTGCGTTCATTAAAGATTTCCACTATAAAAGAGATTTTATCTTCATAAATTTCTGCCGAAATCACTTTCGCCTCCGGCATAGGGAGCAACGCTTCAGCTGCCATAGAAAGTGCAATATTTTCGCTTTCCGGAGCTGAACGATCCAACTCAAACAAGCGGCTTCCAAACTCCGGTGCATACCAAAAAGTTCCCTTTTTCACATTTAAATGAAATTCAGCCCGTTGAAAGAGTGCATTTATTCCCTCCAGCATTTGAAACTGACCGGCCGCATTTTGCAGAATATCTCCATCTTTTAAAGCTGCCTCCACACAGTCACTCCTTTTTTGCTGCGAATACCTGTCCGTTAAGAACAATTTCGCCGCTATTTTTCAAATAAATTTCCGCTCCTCCCTGTGAGAACAAAAGCAGTTCTCCCGGTTCCAAAGCTTTTTTACTTTGGACTGCCCCAATTGAGGTCTTTCCCAAATTGGTATCGACCAAAATCGTCTGCGCACTCACGGGTGCCTTCCAAAGAATCCCCCATGGTCCAACCTGTGCAACATTTCGGTATTCAGAATCCGTCTGAAAGCTTTCGTCTCCTATTACATCTGCTACTTTTCCAGCGGGCGATTGTTTCGTAAGATCACGCATTTTTTCTGTCAACCACATTTTAACTTCTCCTTTCGCAGGGTAAGCCGAGTTGATTCTCCTTGTCCATTTAAGCAGTAGCGAACTGCAGAAACAATCCAGTCAAATTCTCCATGAAACCAAGCAGACTGCAGCGGATGCGCAGCAACCGCTCCGGCACAAAGCACCTGCACAGTTTCCTCTTTTTTAAGTGCTTTCTGCAAAGTGGCCTGTGGGTCAGCAGAAAATCGTCTGCGCAAAATCCCCATTGATTTTGTCTCGGCATCTTTCTCCACCAATTTCCAGTTGTTTTGCTCTTTACCGTAAACTGCAGAAACGCGCTGATAAATGGATTGTCTTCGTATTTCCTCCAAAATTTTTTGCCCATTGTCTCCTAAAATAAGGATCGGATATTTTGATCTCTTCATAGAAAGAGTCCATTCATCTGCAAAAAGGGGTTTGCCAAGAAACTTCTTGCAGAATCCATTAAGCGCCTGCCATTCACTTTTTCCCTTTTCTACCGAATAAGAAGTTTTCATAAACTCATTTTCTTTTTCAGAAAGATGAAATCCATAAGGCTCGGCACAGGCGGAAAATAAAATTTGCAGGCTGGGATTAGGATAAGTTATTGGCATTGCTTCACTATCAAGTAAAATTCCAATTGGACTTCTCGCCTGTAAAAAAAGTTCCGCACTATTTCCAAGGAACGTGCGTATCTCATCAAGCATTCCTGTAAAAACAGTTTCCCCACTGTCATTCGTCGCCTGAATCTTTCCTCCAAAAAGCTTTTTATTTACCATTGGAAAAGTTCCTTTAAAGGAAGCTGCGGGGGAATCTTCCTCCCAGTCTATTTGTATTGAAACGGGCTGAGGCAGCCGCAAGTGCTTCCCCTTCCCGGAAATATAATCATAAATCATCAGAAAAGAATCAACTTCTTTCCTACCGGAAGCTGATCGGGCCTACAGATCCATGGGTTCTTTTCCAAGAGAAGGTCAACCGTTGTATGATTACGAACAGCCTCCACCCAGAGGGAACCTTCTTTCCCAATGATCGTTTCTCTCGGCTTTATAGCCGACTTGCCCTGCAGGATCTCAAGGAAGTGAAACGAATAAGCAATCCGGTTCGGTCGCGGAGTTCCCTCCAATTTGAGTTCCTCAAAAATTGCTTCAATCGGAGCAGACAAGCCCGGCGCTGATAAAATCCCCTCAGGATTCTGTAAAAGTTCGGCTAAATGATTAAAAACCAGTCTGGCATTTTCTCCTAAAAAGATTCCTTTTCCTAAAATTTCTCGACCTTTCCTTCCCAGTTCCTGCAAAACCTCTCCGTCATACGGCTGTTCCAAAGC